AGTGTGGGGGAGTATAACTGGAGATATAGAGGACCAGACAGATTTGATAAACTATATATCGTCTCAGATAGCTATCCCAACATGGCAAGAAACTTTAGACGTTGATTTTGGAGTTTCAAATATTGTAACTACCCCTTTCTATTACGACGATGGAATAATAAGAAATTCGTTCGATGGCACTAATATAAGAATAGAACAACTAACTGGGGATTTATTATCTACTACTTTAACGCCTGGGCAACTTGGTGTTTCAAACTCAACTAGCGGTAAATCACTTTATATTGATTACGACTTTGGGATTCAATTTTATAAAGTTATAAGTTCCTCCGCAAAAAGCACATATATAAAAGCTGATAATGTTATTAATAATAATGTTATTTTTCAACTTCCTAATAAAATAACTGGCACTTATATTTTAGCCACTTTAGATGATATTCCCTCATTAACCGGTTACGTGCCTTATACAGGAGCAACCACTGATTTAAACTTAGGGACTTATAATTTAACAGCCGATCACATTGCGTTAAACATTAATCCAAGCGGAGCAGGCTTTGTAGTTGGAGCAACACAATGGAATAATACTATAGGTCTAAGCCAAACGCTTTTAAAAGGAGGTACTGTTGCATTAAAAAATGGCGTTGATTTAGTTGCAAGAGTTGTTAATAAAGTTGTTCCAAATACAACATTAACAAAAGCAGCATATCAAGTTGTCAGAATAAGCGGAGCACAAGGCCAAAGATTAGCAGTTGATTTAGCTCAAGGGGATACCGATTTAAATAGCGCTGATACTTTAGGGGTGGTTACCGAAACTATTGCTACAAATCAAGAAGGATTTATAATGACGGTAGGCCAGCTGGAAGATATTAATACTACAGGTTCTTTGCAAGGTGAAACTTGGACAGATGGTGACGTACTTTATTTATCACCAACAATTGCCGGAAGAATGACAAATATTAAGCCAACTGGGGCAACTGGTCATATTGTTGTTTTGGGCTACGTAGAGTATGCTCATGCAAACAACGGTAAGATCTATGTGAAGATAATGAATGGGTGGGAACTTGATGAGCTACATAATGTTTTTATAGACAACCCTTTAAATAATCAAGTATTAAGTTATAATAGCGCAGTACAACTTTGGGAAAATAAAGATCTAGATCAAATAGTTTCTGAAAGAAGAAATGCTAATAATTCAACAAATAACAGCATTAATTACTGTGGAACTGCCCCAAACGGAAGCGCAGAAAGCACAGCAGTATGGACAATAATAAGATTAACAATAACCGCAGGTGGTTCAGTAACTACAGCGACTGCTACAAACGTAGCTTGGACAAATAGAGAATCAGCAATTTATATATAAAATTATGCCAATACAAAGTACAAATCCAATAGAGGTAGATGGGAATGTTTACCCATATTTTATGATTAATTTAGCTATATCACCGTTAGTTAAACCAACTGATGTAGGTGGTAGCGTGGCTATGCGTTTAACACCTTATAGAGTTTTAGAAGATGGAAGTTCAGTAAGTCTTCCTGACAATTCTATTCCTATAACATATATGGATGTTTTTGAAAGCGGGGACGTAGACGCTATAAACGCAGCAGTTACAATTATGGGAGCATTGCAGCAGTTTATAATTGATAAAAATATTTAATTATGGCTTTAAGATATGCAGTAGCCACAGGCAATTGGAGTAATACAGCTACTTGGGATGGTGGTACATTACCAACAGCATCAGACGATGTGTTCTCTAATAACTTTACTGTAACTATTGACGGAACTTTTACAGTTTTATCAATTAGAAGTACAAGTAATGCTTCTCCTGTAATTTCAGCTGGTGGACAATTTAGATATGCTAATGGGGGTAATTTAACATGTACTGCCGCTCAAGCTATTTATGTAGGAATAGCATCAACGCCAGTTTTAGAAATGACATTAGCAAGTCCAAATGTTGCTACTTTTAATGGTAGTGTATTGACACTTACTGCTATAAATAATTATATAGCTATTAGGCATTCAAGTACTGGAACTTTAAATCTAAATGGTAATTATAGTATAGATGGTGGTAACGCTGGAAGAAATATAATATCAGTAAATTCAATTGGAACACTTAATATTGTTGGCAATATTTCTTCTACTGCAAATGCAATTAGCACTACTACTTTTTCAATAACTGCTGCTGCAACTATTAATATAACTGGGAATGTTAGTGGTACACTTTCTAATACTACAATTTCATCAGCGACTATAATTATGTCTTCTGGAACTTTGAATATTACTGGAAACGCAAATGCAAATGGTGTTGAAGCAATTTCTTTAACTGGAGGAGTTAATTATAACCAAATAGGTAATGTAAATGCTTCAACAAGTAGAGCAGCTATTGTAAATGCAAATTCCGCTGCGACAATTTCTGTTACTGGAATAATTACTGCTGGAAATGGCGCGCCAGCTATATATTCATCTTTTGCTCTTGTGTCAGGATATGGTTCTGGAACATTTGTAAAAGTTAGTGGAAACGTAGTTAATAGTTCTAATATGATGGCTGTTGTAGCGCCAAGAGTAACAATAGACACAAACACATCAAGTTGGTTATTTCAAATAAGCACAGGTGGTGATAGAACATTATATGCAGCAGGCGTGGCTTTAGGTAATCCTGCAACAAACAATGTAAGATTTGGAACTACTTATGGAGCATCGAGTGAACTAACAGGAACATTAATTGTGCCATCTCCTTCTAATGTATTACAGGGTGTTGGAACAGATGCTACAGTGGGAACGTTACTAATGACACCTGCAGACTTTTGGAACTATTTAATTTCAAGTGGATTTACTGCTAATAGTATTGGTGATAGATTACAAAACGCTGCAACAGTAGCAACAACTGGCGGGCAAATAGCATCATATAATATTTAACTATGAAATTAAGAGACAGTTTTCACATTTTTATTGGGTTTGCAATTATGTATTTAATTGGCAGCGTTACAGATTTCGCAGAATTTACACTTGACGGGAAAATTATAGGAGTCCCTATAGCCTCCGCGTTTATAGGAGCGATGATAGGATTCTTTTGGGAGTGGGCTCAGGCGGTAATTATAAAGTCTTACTTTGATGTTATGGATATAGTAAGGACCGCTGTCGGTACATTTGCAGGAGGACTGTTTAGTCTTTGGCTACCAGATATAAAGTGGCTAATGATTAGTACGTGTGTTATATCAACGCTTCTAGTTCTTAACGATATGAAATACTTTCTAAAGAAAAGATAATATAAATTTTATATCTTTGTAAAAAATTTAATAAAATGAAAGCAATAGAAAAACAAGAGTTAGAGACATTAAGAGATTTAAACAAGAGCTTCGTAGATCTTAGAGCAAAGTTGGCAGATTTAGAGATTGCAAATCGCAATATCCAATCTCAGAAGAACTTAGTATTTAATGACTTAGATAAGTTATCATCTGAATTTAAATCGATAGAGGCTGACTTATTAGAGAAGTACGGTAACGTAAAGATAAACTTAGAAACAGGAGAAATAACAGATGACAAAAATTAGTCAATACCCTACACTTTCAAATCCTACAGAGGATGATATATTAATCGGTACAGATGTAAATAACTCTGACGAGACTAATAACTTTAGTATTTCATCTATTATTACTTTAGCATTAACTATGCCTAATCTTATAGATATACCGTCTTATGAAGATAATGCAGATGCTATAGATAATGGATTGGTAAATGGAGATGTTTATAGAACAGATGATTTGTTAAAGATAGTTCACTCTTAATAATTAAATAAATCAAATCGAATGGATATAATAAGAAAGATATCAGTTGGCGCTGACTATAAGAATGGCGCTATGCACTACATAGTAGGTCAGGATGTTCTTAGTGGTAGCCATAGGATAAATCATATCGGAATAAATGAAAGCACTGGAGATTTTGAGATCTGGATCGAGAAGGATGATGAGATTAAGAAGTGGAAGAAGTTTAACGCTAATATGCCTATATCTACAGAGAATAATATTGACTTCTAATGAAATCGCCATTTTACTTTGTCGTTAGACCTACAAACGGTAGGAGGTACGACAATATAAAGAAGATAGGCGATATCAACTTTATAACCAGCGTATCCCAGGAGGACCACACGGCAGCTAACAGGTTCGCTGAGGTTGTCTCAGTCCCAAACAACTATGTTGGCGACATATGTGTCGGTGACATACTTGTTGTTCATCACAACACGTTTAAGATTTACTACGATATGAAAGGTCAGGAAAGGAGCGGAACAAGCTTCTTAAAGGATGACCTCTTCTTTGTTGATGAGGATCAGTACTTTATGTATAATCACAATGGAGAGTGGAGGACACACTCTAAGTACTGCTTCATAAAGCCAGTAAAGACTCGTGAGTCGTACATAAGCAAGGGCGGAGTGTACGAACCACTTATTGGAATTGTTAAGTACTCAAATGACGAGCTTAGGGATCTAGGGGTTGTAGAGGGTGACGAGGTATCTTTTGAACCAGACAGCGAGTATGAGTTTACTATTGACGGAGAGAAGCTATACAGGATGTTCACTAAAAATATTACAGTCAAATGGAACTAACGGAAGAAAACAACTGTATAGTTTATAGACATATAAGATTAGATAAGAATGAAGTATTTTATATTGGAATTGCTAAACATAAAAATAGACCTTACGAATCAGGTAATAGAAGATCTTTATTTTGGAATAAAATAGTTAGTAAAACAAAATATGAAGTAGAGATTTTATTTGACAACTTATCTTGGGAACAAGCGAAGGAAAAAGAAAAAGAATTTATAAATTTATACGGAAGAAAAGATTTAGGGACTGGAACATTAGTAAATATGACTGATGGTGGTGATGGAGCTTTAAATCCTTCTTTATCTACAAGATTAAAATTAGCTGAAATTTCAAGAAAAAAAGTATGGTCTAAAGAATCAAGAGAAAAATTATCTAAATCTAAATCAGGAGTAAATCATCATATGTATGGACTTAGAGGAGATAAAAGCCCACAATATGGTAGAAAACATACTCAAGAAACAAAAGATAAGTTAAGTAAGTCAAGATTAGGATCTGTAATGGATAGAGAAGTTGTAAATAAAATAGCAGATAAACTTAGGGGGAGAAAAAGAAGTCCTCATATAGGGCTTGCTGTTATTGAACATCATTCAAAAATAGTATTAGATACTCAAAACGGTATATATTATAAAAATGCAAAAGAAGCTTCTGAACTTTTAAATATAAAATACGGAACTTTAAAATGTTGGTTAAATGGAAGTAGAAAAAATAGCAGTAATTTAATTTATGTATAATGGATAAGTCTGAAGAATTAAAATATAAAATTATTGAAGCTGGATATAAAGCTGTAGAAGAACTTATAAAGGTCGCAGAAGATATAATAATAAGAGGCGGAGATGATGATCTTTCGTCAGACAAGTTAAAGAACGCTGCCGCAACAAAACGTTTGGCTGTGGAAGATTCTTTTGCTATACTTAATCGAATTGAATTAGAGAAGGAGTTAATAAATGGAGAGTCAAAAACAAAGGAGCCTACAATCAAAGGATTCGCAGAGGGAAGGTCTAAGTAACGTAGTCCATAACCTTATTCCTGCTGGTATTCTTACTGGTGGCAATAACAAGAGGTCTTGGGAGTACGGGTACAATGAGAAGTACGATATAGTTGTAATCTCTAAGGACGGAACCATTGGCGAGATATACAACATAAACGGACTGAATATAGCGCTACCTCTCGTCCCAAATATTGTGCATAAGAGGGACGAGAAGAAGGAGAAGCAGTACTGGGAGGCGGCAGAATATCCAAAGGAGCTGCACAATATAAAGTCTATATTCCAGTGGCACACGATGCAGAAGGACTTCAAGGCTAAGTGGGTTGATTATATAGAGAATGAGTTCGTAAGGCGCGAGGACGGTATGTTCTTTATGAATAACGGAGTGCCTACATATATAACAGGGAGTCACTATATGTACCTCCAGTGGACTAAGATTGACGTAGGTCACCCTGACTTCCGTGAGGCTAACAGGATCTTTTTTATATTCTGGGAGGCTTGCAAGGCTGACGACAGGTGCTTCGGTATGACGTACCTAAAGATCAGACGTTCTGGGTTCTCGTTTATGGCATCGTCAGAGTCTGTGAACGTGGCGACACTTGCAAAGAATGCAAGGATTGGGATATGTTCAAAGACTGGAGGGGATGCCAAGGCAATGTTTACCGATAAGGTCGTGCCTATATCTAGCAACTACCCGTTCTTCTTCAAGCCTATTATGGACGGTATGGACAAGCCAAAGACTGAGCTAGCCTATAGAGTGCCAGCATCTAAGATTACCAAGAAGAATATGTACGAGAGCGACAACTCAAACCTTGAAGGTTTGGACACGTCTATCGACTGGAGTAACACGTCTGACAACTCGTATGACGGTGAGAAGCTGAAACTGCTCATTGAGGACGAGTCTGGAAAGTTAGAGAAACCAAACAACATACTAAACGGGTGGAGGGTTCGTAAGACCTGTCTTCGTTTGGGTAGTAAGATCATCGGAAAGTGTCTTATGGGATCCACGGTAAATGCCCTTGAGAAGGGTGGTGGAAACTTTAAGAAGCTGTACGAGGATTCAAAGATAACAACAAGAAACGCAAATGGGCAGACAAAGACTGGACTATACGCTCTGTTTATTCCTATGGAGTGGAATTTTGAGGGTTATATTGATAGGTATGGTATGCCTGTTTTTAGACAGCCTAATTCACCAGTAGAGGGTGTGGATGGAAGACCTATAAGGATAGGGGCTATTGACTTCTGGGAGAACGAGGTTGACTCGCTTAAGAATGATCCTGACGCGCTGAATGAGTTTTATCGTCAGTTCCCAAGGACAGAGAGTCACGCGTTTAGAGACGAGAGCAAGGCATCTATATTTAACCTTACAAAGATATACCAGCAGATTGATTACAACGACTCACTTATAAAGGACAGGGTTCTTACAAGGGGTTCGTTCCACTGGAAGGATGGTAAAGAAGATAGCACAGTTGTATGGACTCCAGATGTTAGGGGTAGGTTCTTAGTGTCGTGGATTCCATCGAATCAGCTTATGAATAATGTGATCACAAGGAATGGGGTTAAACATCCAGGCAACGAGCACATTGGGGCGTTTGGATGTGATCCGTACGACATATCTGGAACTGTTGGTGGTGGAGGATCTAAGGGTGCACTTCACGGACTTACCAAGTTCAATATGGACAACGCACCAAGCAACGAGTTCTTCCTTGAATACATAGCGAGACCGCAGACGGCAGAGATATTCTTTGAGGACGTGCTTATGGCTTGTGTGTTCTATGGTATGCCAGTACTTATAGAGAACAACAAGCAGAGGTTATTATACCACTTCAAGACAAGAGGCTACAGGGCGTTCTCATTAAATAGACCTGACAAACCATCTCACAAGCTCTCTAAGACAGAGAAAGAGCTTGGAGGTATTCCTAACTCATCTGAGGATGTTAAGCACGCTCACGCGTCTGGAATTGAGTCGTATATAGAGAAGTACGTAGGGTTAGATCTAGAAGGTACGTATAGGGATCCAGATGAGATGGGTTCTATGTACTTTACAAAGACTCTGGAGGACTGGGCTAAGTTTGATATAAACGACAGGACCAAATTTGATGCCGCAATTAGCTCAGGATTAGCCATAATGGCAACGCAAAGATCCACATTTCAAGCAGTTAAAAAAGATTCGAAAATAAGTATTAAATTTGCAAGATATAATAACAACGGAAGATATAGCGAAATAATAAAGTAAATGAAGGATGTAACCATTAACATTAATCCTGCAGGTTTCCCAAGTCAATTTGCTTCTGATAAAGAAAAAGCATCATACGAATACGGTCTTCAAATTTGCCAGTCTGTGCAATACGAGTGGTTCAAACGCGACAGCGGAACTTGTAAATTCTATAATCAGTGGGGTGAGTTTCATCGTCTTAGGTTATACGCAAGGGGAGAACAATCAGTTGGTAAGTATAAGAACGAGTTATCAGTAGATGGTGACCTTTCTCATTTAAATTTAGATTGGACACCAATTCCAATTATACCAAAGTTTGTCGATATCGTTGTTAACGGTATGTCTGACAGACTTTTTAGAGTTAAGGCTTACGCTCAGGACGCAGTATCTGCAGAGAGACGTAGCAAGTATCAGGATATGATAGAGACCGATATGGTGTCTAAGGATATTCTGAATCAGATAAAGGATAGCTTTGGGGTTGATGCGTTTGATACAAATGCCGATCAGCTGCCTCAGGATTCAGAGGAGCTTAACTTATTTATGCAGATCAACTACAAGCCAGCGATAGAGATCGCTGAGGAGACTGCTATTAACACGATACTAGAGGACAACAAGTACTCAGACATAAGAAGCAGAGTTGACTACGACCTAGCCGTACTTGGTAAGGGTATAGTTAAGCACCAGTTCCTACCAGGGAGCGGTGTTCAGATTGACTACGTAGATCCTGCAAATATAGTTCACAGCTACACAGAGGATCCGCACTTTAGAGATTGCTTCTACTGGGGAGAGATTAAGACTGTAGCTATAACTGAGCTGCTTAAGATTGATCCTACACTTACTAACGAGCAGCTTGAAGAGATTTCAAAGTACAGTCAGTCCTGGTACAACTATTATAACAACGCACAGTTCTATCAGAACAGCTTGTTTAGTAGAGACTCTGCAACGCTTCTTTATGTTAACTATAAGACAACAAAGAAATTTGTATACAAGAAAAAGGTACTAGACACAGGTGGTGTTAGAATGATCCAGAAGGATGATACGTTCAACCCTCCTAACGAGATGATGGAGGACGGTAAGTTCGAGAAGGTAGAGAAGACTATCGATGTGTGGTACGATGGTATTATGGTGATGGGTACTAACATTATGTTGAAGTGGGAACTTTCCAAGAATATGGTTAGACCTAAGTCATCATCTCAGCACGCTCTTCCAAACTATATAGCAGTAGCTCCAAGAATGTATAAGGGTAATATAGAGTCTTTGGTTAGACGTATGATACCATTTGCTGACTTGATTCAGGTTACTCACTTAAAGCTACAGCAGGTTATATCTAAGGTTGTACCTGACGGTGTGTTCATCGATGCCGATGGACTTAACGAGGTCGACTTGGGTAACGGAGCGGCATACAATCCAGAGGATGCATTAAGACTATACTTCCAGACAGGTAGTGTTATTGGTAGAAGCTACACCCAGGATGGTGAATTTAATAACGCAAGGGTTCCTATCCAGGAGCTTAACTCTAACAGCGGTCAGGGTAAGATAGCTTCGTTAATCGGAAGTTACAACCACTACCTAAGTATGATTAGAGACGTGACAGGACTGAACGAGGCTAGGGATGGTAGTATGCCAGATCCTAACTCATTAGTTGGTCTACAGAAGCTTGCAGCGGCAAACTCAAACACAGCTACAAGACACATACTAGACGGAAGTCTAAGCATAACTAAGGGATTGGCTGAGGCTATATCGTACAGGGTTGCTGATATATTAGAGTACTCTGACTTTGCAGAGACATTCGCTATGCAGATTGGTAAGTATAATGTAAGCCTTCTTGAAGAGATTAAGGAGATATACATATACGACTTCGGTATATTTATAGAGATGTCTCCAGACGAGGAAGAGAAGACTAAGCTAGAGCAGAACATTCAGGTCGCACTTTCAAGAGATGCAATCACATTGGAAGACGCTATAGATATTAGAGAGATAAATAACATTAAGCTTGCCAATCAGTTGCTTAAACTTAAGAGACGCAAGAAGCAGGAGCAGGATCAACAGAACGCTATGCAGGCTCAACAGATGCAGGCTCAGATCAATGCTCAGTCTCAGCAGATGGCTGCTCAGAACGCTATGCAACAAATTCAGGCAGAGACGCAGTCTAAGATGATGATCAAGCAGGCAGAGGTTGGGTATGAGATAGAGAAGATGAAGTCTGAGGCTCAGCTTAAGATGGAGCTTATGAATATTGAGTACCAGATGAATATGCAGCTTAAAGGTGTCGAGGCTCAGGCTATAACTATGAAGGACGAGATGAAGGAGAAGGCTAAGGACAATAGAATACTGAAGCAGGCGACAACACAGTCCAAGCTGATTGAGCAGCGTAAGAACAACCTACCACCTGTAGATTTCGAATCAACAGAGGATAGTCTTGACGGATTTGACTTGGCTGAGTTTGAGCCAAGATAATATAATAAAATAATTACTAACTTTGCAAAAAAATAAATAATGTCAACAGTACCATCAGGAACAAGATTTATAGGTATTTCTACAAATGTAAATCTTACAGAAAGAAAGTCAGCTGTGTTAAACGCAGAGACTCAACCATATACAATAGAGGACTTAGCCGCTACAGTTGGCGTAGGATCTCAAGGACCTCAAGGGGTTGAAGGACCAGCAGGACCTCCAGGACCTGTTGGACCAGCAGGATTAGAGTGGCAGGGAACCTGGAATAAGAATACATCTTATGTGGAGGATGATGCTGTTGGTTATGGTGGAGCATCTTACTTTTGCATATTAGATGTACCAGGGAGTATATTAAATGACAACCCTGATGTTGATACAACTCACTGGGCATTATTAGCTTCGCAAGGTGCTATTGGACCTCAAGGAGTTCAAGGACCTACAGGACCACAAGGAGCAGCTGGAGGTGCTGGAACATTGCAGCAGACTGTTGATAATGGTAATACTATTACTAATGGTTTTGATATAATGACTGTTTCAGCAGACACTATATCAAGCTTTAATTCTCTTGGAGGATTAATGGAAATCTCTACAGTTCCTGGAGAAGTAAATAATCCTTTTATAAAATTTGGATTACCATCTTCTGGAGGTAAAGTTGTATTTTTAACGTCAGCAGATACTCAAACAGCGAGTAGAACAATTAAGTTACCAGACGCTTCAGGAACTGTTGCTTTACAAACATATAAAATTTGGAGAGCTGTAATTAATTATAACTCTGTAGTAAATGTATTAGTGAATGAGATTGGGTTTACTTCTCCTGTAATAACTAATCCTTCTAATGGTGAAATTTTAATAACTAAGACTGGATTTTTCACAAGTATTGATGAAAATAAATTAGATTTAATTACCGCAACTGTAAATAACTTAGGAACTCCTTATGTGTGTACTCTAGAAAAATACGGATTTGCTCCTAATAACTCATTAATATTAAATGTGTTTGATATGGATGGAACTCAAACATCAACACCTGCGTGTAATTTTACAGTAGAAATTAGAATTTACAACTAATAAATAAAATAATATGACAACAGAAGACATCGCAGGGAGATTAGCTACGTTTCACGAGCAGTTCCATATGATCCACTGGGAGA